AAAAAGTCATCCTTGGAGAATGACGCAATCTATGAGTATTAAGGAAATTGGTTGTGATGCGTTCGCAGATGCTTTGGAATCTTTTGGTTTAGATTGTATTAGCGAAAGTAGGGCAGATTAGTGGTTGACTTTTTTGGTCAAAGAAACTAATATTAACTATAATTAAAAGGCAAACACTTAGGCAAGAAAGGGCACAAATGAAAAACACAATTTACGTTCTAGAAGGTTCTTACAGAAACAAAACAATAGAGAACCAAACATTTCAATTAGTTAAAGCATATCAACCTTATCCACACAAAGAGGGTGGATTTATCACGGTAAAGATTGAAGACATTGAATCTTTTCCTGGTGCTACAAAAAATCAAATTAGAATTAATTTAGAATCTGAAAACAAACTACGTGATAAAGCACCTGAGCAAAAGAAAGAAGAGTCTGATGCTGAAACAGTTGAAAGAATGAGGAAAAGATTTACAATATTAGACAGTATGACAAAGGCTTGTAAAAAAGGCGATGTTAGAGCAATGATTGTATCAGGACCTCCAGGTGTTGGAAAATCGCATGGTGTAGAAACAGTGTTGGATAGATATGGTGTTGTTGATACACTTGGTAACACAAAACAAAAATATGAAATTGTTAAAGGTGCTATGTCGCCAATAGGCTTATATTGTAAACTTTACAATTTTTCTAATGCTGATAATGTATTGGTATTTGATGACTGTGATTCTATATTGCTAGATGATTTAAGTTTGAATATATTAAAGGCGGCATTAGATTCTAAGAGAGTTAGAAAAATTTGTTGGAATACTGATTCTCATATGTTAAGAAGAGAGGGTGTGCCAGATACATTTGAATTTGCTGGTTCAGTTATCTTTATTACAAACATTAAATTTGATAATGTAAAAAGTAAAAAATTAAGAGACCATTTAGAAGCATTAGAATCTAGATGTCATTACATTGATTTAACTATCGATACAATAAGAGAAAAGATTCTTAGAATTAAACAAATTGTGCAAGATGGAATGTTAAAAACCTATGCTCTACCAAAAGAGACTGAAGACCAAATTGTTCTATTTGTTGATGAATACAAAAGACAGTTAAGAGAGATTAGTTTAAGAACTGTGCTTAAAATTGCGGATTTGGCAAAAGCATTTCCGGAAAATTGGAAGGAGATGGCTAAAAACACGGTGCTGAAGCCTGTGTAAAAACATTGACTTTAGTACCAAAAGACTTTATAATATGACTATGAAAAAACAAAAAAGAAACAAATTGGAAAGGAAATTGGACGAGTACAATCACACAATGGAGTTAGTAAGAACTGTTGTGCCAATTGTTGTGCTTGGATTACAAATTTACATTTTAATTAAGTTATTATGATTGAACAACTTTTAAATGACCTAAAGAAAATGCGTGATGATATGGTAGCAAAAAACTATCCTTTTCAGCAGTTGACTAATTTAATTGTAAAGTATGAAACAATGCTGAATGATCAAAAATCACCAAGCCAAAAATTACAAGATGATTTGGAGCCAATAGAATGAGAACACAACCACAAGAAGTAATTGCAAAATTAGAATCTGACAATAGCAGATTGGCTAAAGAAAAAATATTGCTTGAAGCAATGAATGAAGGATTAGATGAATTCTTTGAAGGATTGAGAATGTGTTTGGACAAGTTATACACATTTGGAGTAAAACAAGTACCAATAAAAGATGATGTTATTTCTGCACAAGGTTGTAAATGGCAGGTGTTTAAAGACCTTGCAGAAAAACTTAACAAAAGAGAATTAACAGGTCACGCGGCAAGAGATGCCATTAATTTAGTGATGAGTTCAGCGACAGCAGAACAATGGAATGGTTTTTATAGAAGAATATTAATTAAAGATTTGCGATGTGGAGTTTCAGAAAAAACTGTAAACTCTGTTGCTAAAAAGAACAAGTTTGGCAAGTACATGGTGCCCGTGTTTACTTGCCAACTTGCCCATGATTCAGCCAATCACGAAAAGAAGTTAGTGGGCGAGAAAATGTTAGAAGTTAAATTAGATGGTGTAAGAGTTGTTACTATTGTGTATCCAGACGGCAAGGTTGATATGTTTAGTAGGAATGGAAAAGAGTTTACAAATTTTGGACACATACAAGAAGAATTATCAGCAATAGTCAAAAACAGTCCCCCACCATATCCTTTAGTTTTAGATGGAGAAGTAATGAGCGAAAACTTCCAGGATTTAATGAAACAGGTACACAGAAAAGAATCAGTGAATGCCAAAGACGCAGTGCTTAATTTATTTGATTTCCTGCCATTAGAAGATTTCAAAAAGGGTTTTTGGGATAAGAGCCAGACTGTAAGAACCGAAATGTTAAAAGCATGGTATGAACAACATAAAACCAATTTAAACGTCGTTACAGTGCTGGACCATGAAATTGTGAACTTAGACACGCCAGAGGGACAGAAGACGTACACAGACGTTAATAAGAGGGCCGTACAGGGCGGTTATGAGGGAATTATGATTAAGGACGTTAATGCTCCTTATGAATGTAAACGATCTCATGCATGGCTAAAATTAAAGCCATTTATTGAGGTAAGTTTGGAGGTTAAAGATGTTGAAGAAGGAACAGGACGAAATAAAGGGAAATTGGGTGCATTGGTTTGTGAAGGAACTGATGACGGAAGAAGTATCAAGGTTAATGTTGGGAGCGGTCTCAGTGATGGCGATCGTGATAATTTTTGGCTTCACCGTAGTAGGCTTCCTGGAAATATTGTTGAAGTAAGAGCAGATGCTATTACTAAAAACCAAGATAGTGATGAAACTTATTCATTAAGATTTCCTAGATTTATGAGATTTAGAGGTTTTGATATTGGAGAAAAATTATGATGTCTTACAAGGAAAGAAAAATGTCTGATTTTGAAATAGAAGAAAAAACTTCTGGGGGAGCAGTTTATGAGGCAGGTGTTAAGGAAAGCAAAAGGAATAAAGCATTAAGAAGAATAGCACAACCACTTATGGACAAGTATTGGAAAGATAGAGGTCAAGACGTAACAACATTACATAGAGTTTATAGAGTTGCAGAATATTTGTTAAAAAGAAGTAAAAGGCACAAATGATAGAAGATAGAACACAAAAAGAGATTGAAGAAAATATTAACCATGTGATTGAAACTAAAATTCAACCAGGTGTTGATCAGCATGGTGGTGTTGTAAAACTAAACAATTTTAACATGGACACAGGAGTTGTAACCATGTTAATGAGTGGGTCATGTTCTGGTTGTGCAAGTAGCACTGCAACACTTAAACAAGGTATAGAAAATATGCTTAAACATTATGTACCAGAAGTTAAATCAGTTGAAGGAGTAGATGATCCTGCCTTTAACAATCCGTATTACAAACAAGAACCTAATCCGTTGGCACCAACCATGTCATATGAAGAAATGCTTAAAGAATTAGAACAATATGAAACAGAAGACAAAAAAGAAAATGAAGAAAAAAATTAAAAGATTAGGATATGAACATATCCTAAAACAATATGATGGCCCGCCATATTCTTTTAGTGTTAAAGTAAATGGCAAATTGAAACGTATGTCTGGCTTTGATGCTGAACACATTGAAAATCAACTATGGCCCAGAAAAGCAACAATGATTAGAAAGGTCAAAGATGCCTAGAAAGAATGATCCTACACGCAATCAAATTGCACATTTAGTACAGATGGCTAAAGTGAATTCTTTGTTGCAGGCACAGGTGCAGATAAAAAAATTATTAGACAAGGAACAAATAAAATTAACAAAATTAAAACATAAAACATTCTTAGATGAGATTGAAAATGCCGAATAAAGATATACAACCAATTACAGAAAAACTGGACGATAAAATTAAAAAACTCAATAGTAGTAGAGTATTCAAAAAGGTAACACCTAAAGGTGATTTGAGTTGGTATGTGAAATGGGCATCTGTCCTTTTTATAGTAACAGGATGGTGTTTAACATCAATTAATTATTTTCCATACAATATGGTATTTCAATTAATAGGTATTGCTGGGTGGTTATGGGTAGGATTTCTATGGCATGACAGGTCACTTATTGTTCTTAATAGTATTGGAGTAACATTGTTAGGAGCAGGATTATTAAAATTTTTGGCGGGTATGTAATGAGCAAAGAAGTAGATATTATTAAGAAAGCAATGGCGGACAACAAGAAAGTTTTCTTAAAAGAAATGAAACAACTTAACGATAAAATTGATAAATTGGACCAGCGTCTTTCCAAACACATTGATTTTATAGAAAGGGTGTATGCACCATTATCAAGCAGTATCGATAAGTTTAAGAAGTTTTTTAGATAGGAGTAGTATGTATAATTTAGAAAATTGTGGTTGGTGTAATAGATTACGAAATTGGGCCATAGATACTGCAACAATTTTGTTTGACGATAACCACAATGATTTAAGATCACTGCCCAAGACTGTTAGGTTGCAGATACTTGTGGTATTAAGTTTTGTATGGAGTACGGTGTTTACACTTTATTTCTTTTCAATGTCAACTATGGTTTGGGGTTGGAGTGGTTTGGTAATTGCCCACCTTGGAATAATTTTTGCCATGTATGCCACATTTAAACAATTTCATAATGCACAAAAAAGATTTATAAATTACAAATTTGATGGATATCATTCTGCTGGCAGGACAAGAGGTTTTATGATTGCTAGAGATAAAAAAGGAAATCCATATAAACTATATTTTGATCCAAAGGATCCAGGAGGAGAACATGAATAAAATAAAATGGTGGATACTAGATAACTTGCCAACAGTATGGATGATTTTAATCATCTTAGTTGGCATGGTTTTAGTAATGGACCACGCAGGAATAATTTAATGAGCAAGTGGATAGTGGGAATAATGATGGTAGTCGTATTTGCTATGTTTTGGAAAGGCATAGAAGTATTAGGGCCTAGCAATACAAACAAAGACGTCCTATACCAAGGACCTGAAAAGACTACAGAAGAAAGATGGAAATCCGCATTTGAATGGCAAAAGAAACGTAAAGGAAAAGAATAATGGAATTAAAAATATTATGGGCGTCAATGTATGGCAATGCTGAATATGTTGCTAATAGAGTTGACAAATTAGCACAAGAAAGAAATTTTGAAACTGAAATGATAGAACTTAATGACGTTACCATGTCTAGTCTTCAAAAGATGAAGAACGTTGCAGTGGTAACATCCACCACAGGACAAGGTGACTTACCAACCAACGGTGAATGGTTTTGGGAGGATTTGAAAAAGGCAGACATAGATTTGTCCAATATTAGGTATAGTGTCTGTGCATTAGGAGATAGTTCACACGCAGATTTTTGTGGAGCAGGTGCAAAAGTAGATGATAGGTTTAAGGAACTTAAAGCAAAACGTATTTTAGATATACAAGAATGCGATGGAGATGATTCAGGCTCTCACAAGTGGGCAGTTGAATTTTTAGAAAAATTAAAACAAACAGAAGACCCAGAGTTCGTCTGGCATGGTAGTTAATGGATACGTATTTTTTTGATTATGAACCTGGAGATAGAGTAAAAAATCCTAAAGCACCTGAATGGGGAATAGGACAAGTTCAATCTATAATAAAAAATAAAGTCACTGTTAATTTTGAAGACGCAGGTAAAAAAACTGTCGATGGCAGTGTGATAGAACTAGAAAAAATATAATGTTACAATTATACGAAAAGGTAAGAAAATTTATCCCCGAAGTAGAATGGGCAGTTTACGAACCTTTGGTTGATAAAATTAATAGACTCAAAAAAGAAAAGAACGCAGTAATACTAGCACACAATTATATGACACCTGAAATATATCATTGTGTTGCTGATATTGTGGGCGATTCATTATTACTAGCAAAAGAATCACAAAAAGCAAAAGCAGATACTATAATCATGTGTGGAGTTCACTTTATGGCTGAAACAGCCAAGATACTGAACCCTGATAAAAAAGTTTTAATACCTGATACAAAAGCAGGATGTTCACTTGCAGAATCAATCACAGGAGATGATGTTAGGCTTCTAAAAGAAAAATATCCTGGAGTACCTGTTGTATCATATGTTAATACATCAGCAGATGTAAAGTCCGAAACTGATATATGTTGCACTAGTTCTAATGCAGTTGAAATAGTAGAATCATTAGGAGTAGATAAGGTAATTTTTTTACCAGATGAATATCTAGCACAGAATGTTGCCGCACAGACTAAAGTAAAAATTATCTCATATAAAGGAACTTGCATAGTGCATGAAAGATTTACACCCGAAGAAATAAAAGAATATAGAAAAAACTATCCTGGCATAGTTGTATTGGCACATCCAGAATGTCCACCAGATGTTGTAGCGGAGGCAGACTACACAGGATCAACTTCCAAAATGAGTAATTACGTTAGAGACAAAAAACCTAAAAAAGTTTTAATGGTTACGGAATGCTCTATGAGTGATAACGTTGCTATTGAAAATCCAGAAGTAGAAATGATTAAGCCTTGTAATTTGTGTCCTTATATGAAAAAAATTACTTTGCAAGGTATCTATAATAGTTTGACAAAAGGAACTGAAGAAGTTACACTAACAAAAGAAGTAATGGACAAAGCACGGATGTCAATAAAAAGAATGATTGAGGTAAAATGAAGATTTGCATTATATATGGACACCATAATACCAAAAGCAGTTTTAATGCCGCCATTAGAGATACATTTATTGAAGAAGCGGAAAAATGTGGACATGAAATAGATTTAGTAAACCTGTTTGAAGAAAAAGAACAATTACCATTTTACAATGCTGATATAAATCCACCACCACAACTAGTTTTAGATTATAGAAAAAGATTAGAAAACAGTGATGTAATGTTTTTAATTGGATCATGTCACAACCTACGTATGCCATCAATATTAGAAAATTGGGTAGACTGGGTGCTACACCCTAAATGGTTTTTCAGTTACAGGGCATTGGTACCTGGCAGTAAGTATTTCAAGAACTATGGTTATCCTGTGCCAGGAGCAATGAACGGTAAGTTAGGATTAATATCAATAACATATGGTGGACCTATGGTTACATATGTGAACTTCAGTTTGTTTGACAATATACCTTATAGAAGGATAAAGAAAGCAGTGTTCAATCTAGGTGGTATGGTCACAAAGTATATTAGATTCTATTCTGTATTGCCAGGAATGGACAAATCAGAATTTGATAAGCACATGAAAAGAGTGAGAAAACTTGCTAGAAGTTTAAATCCAGATAAGAAGAAAAAAATTAGTTGGTGGGCATAATGAAGTGTGTTGACAAAGGAAAAAATCACAGAATATTTAGAGACTGGCTTTTAGGCATCTTTCCCTACTACATTTTAGAAGACAGTAGAAACGCAGTGTTCAAAGGAGGAACATGGCTTGAGGTAAAAATTACTAATCATTATTTTAAAACACTTAACCAAGTAAAAAAATTAATATGACTGAACAGGAATATCTAGAAACTTTTATCAAAGACCTACAACACGAAATAGAACTTGATAAACAAAAAGCATTTATGCACAAAAAAATGTATGGAACTTGGACAGTTGAGGAAATCATAAGTGCTATGAAAAGTATCTGTCCTGAAGCATGGCCCGATTATGATTGAATTTTTAGTATTTGCAACAATATTCACTTTAATAGTCTTAATGACTGGAGGTCCTGGTAGTAGTGCCTAAGTCAATGAAATCATATACAGTTGAGATAAAAGTGGGCGACAAAATTCATGTTGGTCGATTTAAAAATGTAAAAACAATGATAAAAAATATAACAATAGATGAACATGGACAGCCAGTCATCCATACAAGTAAAGGTGAAAAGAAGTTGTTTAATTGCAGAATTCACAAACTTACGCCTGGCACAAAAACTCCAAAACAAATACTTTTAGAAGTTAAGAATAGAAAAAAATCTTGATTTTTCATCGAAGAGACTATATAGCATTTATAGTACCATGGAAAAAACAGAAATAAAAAAGCCTACTATACAGGATAGAATAGAAAAAAGAGTTAATGAAATACTCGAACCAGTTGATATGTGGCTGGATCGTCATGCGTTTACTCCTGAAAGATTTAATCCTAAAACACTTAAATTGGTTGATCTTTTTAAGAGAGAAAAGGTAGGCGGAGTTCATGCAAGGAAGATTCAAGAACGTTACGAAGACATTTACAGTGAATACAAAACCCTATTAGAACTACGCGAAAAGAATATTAAATTTGAAGAATTAGATGATGAAGGTTCAAATGATTCCGATGATCGCCAACTGTTAGAGGCTTATGAAAATGTCAGTAATAAAACTATAATGAAAGGCATTGAAGCATACGATAATATTTTTAAAGCCTGCGATTATATGATCAATATTGCAAATGCTAACAGGAAACCAAGGAAGAGAAAAGAAAAATCCCCCGAAAAAATAGTAGCCAAATTAAAGTACAAATTAGAGGATGATAAATTTAACATTAAATCTATAGATCCAAGTGAAATTGTTTACGCCGAAGAACTTTGGGTGTATAATGTTAAAACTAGAAAACTAGGGCAATACAAAGCAAGGGTGCTAGATCCAAGGGGAATGAATAGACCTGGCACAGGACTGATGGTAAAAGGCACAACAATACAGGGTTTTGATGAAGAAACAAGCATACAAAAGACACTACGTAAACCTGAACAACAATTAAAAGAGTTCGCAGATAGTGGCCCTATTAAAGTACGTGGATTTTATGATAGTATTAAGACTATGCCAATCAAACTTAATGGTCGCATAAACAATGAAGTTCTATTGTTAAGAGCAGTTAGATAAATAACTGTATGAACGACTCAAATGATATCTTACGTATAAAAGATGGCTTAATCAGACTTGGAAATGCTGTGGAATCCTTACAAGATAGGGATAGTTCACAGGGTGACTTTGTAGGATTGGACAAAAGCATAGATTTTAAACAAAAAGGATCCAACCTGATTGCAGGAAAAGGTTTGCAATGGAGTGGAGACGGATCAACTAAAGTATTAAATTATCAAGCAAATCCAGGTAGAATTTTTTCAAGTGAACCAATAGACTTGATGAAAGACAGCCAATACATGATTAACAATGCACCAGTGCTATCTGAAAAAGCATTAGGTCCAGGAGTTAGATCATCTAACCTTAGAGAAGTTGGTATACTTAATGGATTGACTGTAAACGGCAATGTGAATTTAGATTCATTTGTATTCTATGACAGTGGAACAAGCAGACTAGGTATTGGAACAGAGGCAATGAATGGTCAATTATCTGTTGGCTCTAACAGTGCTGAATTTGTTGTTGAACCAGGTGAACGTACAATTGGCATAGGTTCATACACAGCAAGTGAATTAAGAATACAAACAGACAACACAGACAGAATTACAATTTCAGCAGAAGGCAACATTAAACTAGGCAACCAAGGTGCAAGTGACACCAAAATTAATATGTATGGAAAATTAGGAGTTGGCATAACGTCAATAGATCCAGAGGTGCAGGTAGATGTTGCAGGCGCAATTAAATTTGCTGGCAGAAAGTTTTTAGTCTCTGGAGATACACCAAACAGTGGTTCATACTCTCAGGGAGACATGATATGGAATTCAAATCCTACACCAGGTAATGTAATGGGTTGGGTTTGTGTTAAATCGGGGACACCAGGAGTATGGAAATCATTCGGAAATATTTCAAATTAAACATTAAGAAACAGGTAGGACTTTGGGCATGGATTGGACGTGTTGCACCTTTGTCTGCTCTTTTGGTTTTATGTTTAGTGATATACTATGATATTGACACATGGCTGAAGACTGTGTTAGTATTAATAGGTATTGTGTTTAGTATTACTGCATTTACATGGTGGTGGTGGGTAATATACGCAGTCAGAGATATTTTTACAATGCTAACCAAGGCAAATAAAAAATTTGAAGAAGTACTATTTGAAATTAAAAAGATCAAATTGGAAACAAGCAAACTGAAAAAACGTAAAAAGTAATCATTATGTTAGTAATAGGCAACGGCGAAAGTCGTAAAGGCATAGATATTAATGAGTTAGAAACAACAAAAGTAGGTTGCAACGCAATAATAAGAGATTACACAGTTCATCATTTAATTTGTTGCGATAAAAGAATGGTTGGTGAAGCAATAAAAAATAAAAGAATATCTAATCAAGAAATATACACAAGAAGTGATTGGCAAAATTTATTTCCTGGAGTGAAAATTGTACCTGAACTTTGGTATGAATCCAAGGAAAGGATTGATCAACCTTGGCATTGGGGCAGTGGAGACTATGCTGTATTGTTGGCTAGCCAAATCACCAAACAAAAACAAATACATATGATAGGTTTTGATTTATTCAGTGTTGACGACAAGGTTAATAACATATATAAAGGCACGCCTAATTACAATAAGGAAGACAGTCATGCTGTTGATCCATCATATTGGATATATCATCTTGCCAAAATATTTGAAAAATTTAATCAAAAAGAATACATAGTGTATTCAAACTATGGTGATAAGATGCCAGAAACATGGAAATCTTTAAACAATGTACGTTTGGACAGTTTGGATAATTTAAAAAATAATCTGGAGAATAATCATTGACATTTTGTCTAAATAAGTTTATTATAAAAATATGAGATACTTTAGCACTAAAACATATGGAAATGACAGAGGATTTAGTTGTGCATTTAGACAACCAAATGCTAAACACAGTCATTGTTCTTTGATCCATGGTTACAGCCTTGGGTTTAAATTTACTTTTGAATCAGAAACATTAGATGACAAAAACTGGGTGTATGACTTTGGAAATTGTAAATGGATTAAAAAGTTTTTAGAAGAAAAATTTGATCATACACTAGCACTAGACAAATCGGATCCTGACTTTGATTATCTTTATGATATGAAAAGTAAAGGACTTGCTGATGTACAAGTAATGGATGGAGTAGGATGTGAAAAATTTGCAGAACACGTTTACAAATTTGTTGCTCCTGAAGTTTCAAAACAAACTGAAAAAAGAGTAAGATTAAAAAGTGTAGAAGTATTTGAACATGGAGCCAATAGTGCTATATATTCTGCATGAAAAAATATGTCGTTTGTTTAAAACATGGTAAGAAGTATGGACCGGAGTATGTTAATACTCTTGCAAACATGGTCCAACGTAATTGCACACTAGATTACGAATTTGTTTGTTACACAGAAGATCCAATAGGAATAGATACATCTAAAGTTACCATAAGACCTTTGCCCACAGCATACAGAATAGGTGGTTGGTGGTTTAAACCATTGTTGTTTAATCCTGATTTAAACGAACGTGGCACCATGTTATACATAGACTTAGATGTTATAATTTTCAGAAACATAGACAAGTTGTTTACACACTTAGAAGGACAATTTTTAGTGTTGCGTGATTTTAATAGATGGCGTCAAGTGGGTTGGAAAAAATTTAATTCATCTGTTGTTCGCTGGGAAACAGGACAACACCCACAAATTTACAAACAATTTGTTGCAGATACAACTAACATTTCAAGAAGATTTCATGGAGATCAAGATTGGCTTTATGCTCAGGTAAAGAAAGATTTTCAGTTTTTTCCAGACGAGTGGATTCAAAGTTACAAATGGGAGATGCGAGGTATGCCACCTTTAACACGTGATGCGGCTGGACATAGAAATTTTGTATCACCAGGCGTACCAAGAATAAAGCCTGAAACGTCTATTGCTGTGTTTCATGGAGATCCAAATCCAAAAGTGTGTTGTGATCCATGGTGTAAAGAAAACTGGCGTTGACGCACACCAAAATATTTGCTATAATTAGATATGATTAGAAGGATTGGTTTTTGTTGTCAGTGGTTCCACCACGATAGAACATTAAAGAAAAAACAATTAGAAGAAATTGAACGTCCTATGAATACCAGGTCAACAACTGTGCGTTGGCTGAATGAACATAAAGAACAAGCAGAAGAAAAATTAGATTTTGTATTCAAGCACAACATAGAAGGTATAAAAAATTTAATACTAAAAGTTTCGACCTTGCCTAAAAGTAGACGTATGTGTAGAATAAGTTCACCTATACTACCTGTTGCAACGCAGGCAGATTGGAGATACTATTGGGACAAACCTGAAATAATAAAATATTGCGAAAAGCATTTTGCAGAAGCAGGCGAACTTGCTAGAAAACATGATGTTAAGGTAAGTTTCCATCCTGGACAATTTACTGTCCTTGCTTCTGATAATCCTGATATTGTAGAAAGGTCTATCGATGAATTTGAATATCATGTTAATATGGCACGTTGGATGGGTTTTGGTAAAACTTTTCAAGATGGTTGTAAAATTAACGTGCATATTTCAGGCAGACAAGGACCTGAAGGCATTATTAAAGCAATACCTAAGTTAAGTCCTGAAGCACGTAATTTATTAACAATAGAAAATGATGAAATGGGTTGGGGATTAGAATCCAGTCTGGAACTAGAAAAACATTGTGCTTTAGTCTTAGACATTCATCATCATTGGGTACGGACTGGAGAATACATTCAAGCAAATGATGATCGAGTGAAAAGAGTTGTTGATAGTTGGCGTGGGCAACGTCCTACCATGCACTATTCATATTCTAGAGATGAATGGTTGGCTCCTGCATATCCTGACGGAAAAATGCATGAAGGTATTCATGATATGCAAACGTTATTAGACAAAGGTTGTAAAAAACAAAAACTGAGAGCACACAGCGAACTATTACCAAATCGTGCTGTAAATGAATGGGCACTTACATTTTTACCGCAATTAGACATACAAGTAGAAGCGAAAATGAAAAATTTGGCGGCAGAACAACTCCATAATCAGGCTGAAGAACTCGGACTGGTATAAAAAATAAATACATTATATGAAGTATGACCAATTGACAGAAGCGAAAAATCGTGAAGAAAAACTTGAAGTTGTAAAACTACCTTACAAGTTAGGAGAACTTTCTCCAGTGTTATCAAAAAATAATGTTGATTATCATTATAATGTTTTAACAAAAGCATATGTTAGAAGATATAATGATAAAGAAGGTGACCCTAATTTTAATTATGGTGGTGCTAAACTTCATAATCTTTTCTGGAGTCAATTGCATAAACCTAAGCCTGCAAATAAACCTAGTGGTGCAATTAAAGAATTAATTAATAAAAATTTTGATTCTTTTGACGCTTTCAAAAAAGAAATTTTTAGAATGTCAATGACCATTCAAGGTTCAGGTTGGGTATATTTGGCAAAGAATGGAAAAATTAAAACCACTCCAAACCAATCATACAAAACTGATATATTAATGCCTATTGATATGTGGGAACATTCTTTTATGGATTACGTTCCTGCAAAAGATGCCAAAAAGAAATACATGGATGGTATGATGAGAATTATCAACTGGGACGTAATAAATCAAAGACTAGAGTCATAGGAGGAAAACGATGATTACTAAAGCACAAAAATGGATTCAGGCTAGAATTAAAGAAAGAACAACATTAGATGGTGCTCTTTTAATATTAGCAGGAATTTGTTTCTTGATTTTCAAACCAATAGCAAGTATTGTGGCGTATGGAGCAATTGCCTACGGTGCATGGACAATTTGGAAATCTGAATAATTTATAATTCGTTAATTTTTTTCAAACTAGAGGCGTCCATATTAAAGATTTTTCTTTGACGGGCGCCTTGTTCTTGAGCAAATCTTTTAGGATCACAACTATTACAAACGTGTTTATAGTAATTGCTTACTCTTTTTTCCTGGATTTGTCCTTTGGGCCTTGTAAATTGATTTTCACACACATCACAAATGAACAAATATAAGGTTCTAGTTCTTTTACAGACGTGTTTTTTACCCAATTTGCTGGTTCTAGTGGTTTGTGATACTTCTTTTAATTCTTTTAGGAACATACATTTATTTACATTAGGATTAATAAATTACACAATAAATAAATATAGGTATACGATATGACAGTGATGACAGTTACAGATAAGGCTAAAGAAAAGGTGCAAGAACTTTGTGCTAAAAACAGCAAATATGCTGTTAGACTAGGTCTTAAAGGTGGCGGGTGTGCAGGATTCAGTTATGATTGGGGATTTGCAGAACAGTCAGAAGTGTCTAAAGAAGATGAAGTAATAAAGTGTAATGAAGGCAATCTTGTGATAGATCCATCAAGTGCATTTTATTTGTTTGGTACAGAATTAGATTACGTAGAAGAAGTTTTTGGTTCTCATTTTGATATTAAAAATCCAAACACAAAAAGCGAATGTGGTTGTGGTGAGAGCGTAAACTTTGATATGAGGGTGTAATGGCAAAACAGATTATTAATGTTGGTATAGAGGGGAACGACGGTACAGGCGATAGTATCAGAGACGCCTTTAGAAAGTCCAACGAAAACTTTACAGAATTATATGCTGTATTCGGTCAAGGTGGACAGATAAGTTTTACAACTTTATCAGACACTCCTGACACACTAGGTTCAAATAAGGTA